ACACCTACAGAATGCGAACGTCTCCAGGGATTTCCCGACGGATGGACAGCTGGCGTATCTGACAGTCAACGCTACAAGTGCCTAGGAAACGCCGTTACGGTCAACGTCATTCGAGACGTTATTGAAAGAATCATCAAAAACCTATGACCAAACCATCGCAAGCGAACAGGGAGAAAATGAGAAAAAGATTCAGTAAGAAGTTTACCGATAACGTCCTGAAAGAGGGATATGGAAACGACTGGAAAGGACTGATTGAACCGTCCGACATGCTAAAGTTCATCGAAAAGGAAATCGCACAGGCACTCGCGGAACAGAGGTATTCGTTCTTGTCTATGACAGAAGAACGGTTCCGTAATGAAAAGAATGCAGATTTGCAAAGAAAACAGTTTGCCAGCATAACCGCAGAAACGCCATGAGAAAACTAATCAAGAAAGCACACGAACATTTCGATATTTGGGACCTTCTTGAGATTGTCTTCACTTCGGTAATGTCATCATTAGTAGCTAACATCATCTTCTTCAAGATATTCTCAAAATGAACAATGCAAGAATCCTACGTGTGCCACCACACGACATAGATGCGGAACGAGCACTGATTGGTTCGGTGATGCTTAGACCAAGAGGTCTTCTCGAAATCTCATCACAGGTAAAAACAGAATACTTCTACGAGCAGAAGAACCGTGACATCTATGTCGGAATGCTCGACCTGACTAAGAAGCAGCAGCCAATTGACCTGGTATCGCTCACGGCAAAACTGCGTGAACTTGGGACGCTTGACGGAATCGGAGGACCAGCGTATCTTTCGGAAATCATCAGCAACGTTCCGACATCAACGAACATAGAGTACTATGCAAAGATAGTCGAGGGAAAGGCTATCCACCGAAAGCTCATCGAGGCTGGCGACGATATCGCAGAACTCGGTTTCAGCGATTCGGACAATACCAAACAACTCCTTGAGAAGGCAAGCATGAAGGTTCTCAACATTGCACCAGACAGCAACAACGACAGCCCAGACATAGCATCTTCGTTCAGGGAGTTCGAGGACATCCAGAAGGAGTTTGAGGCAAAGCAGTTCGATGACACCAATAAGTATATCGGAATCCCGTGCGGTTTCGAGAAGATTGACTCCGCCATTGACGGACTTCGCAAGGGACACCTTTGGATTGTCGGAGGATATACCTCAACTGGAAAGACATGGTTCTCCCTGAACATAATCAACAACCTCATAGCACATACGCCAACCACTTTCTTCTCCTTGGAGATGAGCAAGGCTGACATCGTTTCACGCCTCCTGGCTATCCAGTCGGGCATCGGCTCAACGCAGATTCAGCGTCACGAGTTCAGGTCGGCAACGGAGGTTGAGACGTATGATAAGGCTAAGGAGCGGTTGCTAAACGGAAACCTCAAAGTCTACGCATCGCTCAAGATGACGCTTGACGAGATGGTGCTTACGATGACTCGTGACATCCTTAAGAACAAGACACGTGTGTTCGTGATTGACTACATGCAGCAGATTCGTGTGGGAAACAAGGAGGAGTATGCGGCACTCACGGAAGTGTCAACCACCCTGCAGGCTTTCGCACTCAAGACGAACACCACCATCATCGCCCTGTCACAGATTTCCAACGAGGGTGCCAGGGAGATGAGCAAGGAGCACATGAGCTTCAAGGGTTCTGGTGCAATCGGGGCTTCGGCTGACCTTGCAATCCAGCTCATGTACCAACCAAAGGACATGTCCAAGGAAAAGCGCATGGAGCGAGTAAGAGATGGTCTTCCACTAGAGGTCGAAGTGGTAGTAATGAAAAATCGTCACGGAAGAATCGGAGAGATGAAGTGCGGATTCACGCCGTGGAACGGACAATTCGAGACGATACCGACAGGACAACTAGAATCATGGAGACTAAGAAAAGGAATCACTACATTTACAGCATTCGATACGGAGGACTAACGTACACGTTCGTAAGCGACAGGAACCAGGTGCAGCAGAAGCACTGGTTTGACAAGGTGCACAAGGCACACGTCAAGTACGCATCAATTTTACAAGAGTTAATTAAACCACAAATAATATATGGAGTCAATGGAACCGAAGAATGAGAAGGGGGAAGTACTTTCCCTAGAACAGCGTAACAGAAAATGGAGACGTTGGTTTGGGTCTAAGTTGCACCAGAAGATACCTGGGGAAAACAAACCCCATGTGCTTACAGTCGCAGAGAAGGCACAGAAATTACTAAAGTCTAAGAAGAGAATCAAACATGCCATCAAGCAAGCAAATGACCGTACAGAACTTGGCTTACCAGCTTGACCACGTGGTCGATGAGATAGTCGAAACGTTTCGTGATTTTACGGACGGACCGAGGGTTATGATGCTCATCAACAGGGCGAAGGACGGAGGGCACAACAAGGAGGAACAGCGTCTCATCAAGACTGCAATAACCTACTCCACTGAACAGTTCAGGAGAAGCCTTCGTGAACTAATCATCCTCAAGCACTTTGACGAGAGACCGCTTAGAATATATCTTTCGGTGAACAGGCGAAACCTAAAGAAGGTAATCAGGTATGTCAGGGAGTCGTTGTTGCAGGCTGACTATGCCGACGAGGAAGAGCGAAACAACACGTACCAGAAGCTGTTGAGGAGTCCAAAGCATTTCCTAATGCAGCCGAAGTGTACCGACGAATCCTACTTCATACTTGATATTGACAACGAGGAGGGGTTTGACAGAATGGGTGAGGCACTTAGGATGATGGAGGAAGTGGGTGCGGAAGAGATGCTTAGATACCCAACAAAGAACGGATGGCACTTCGTCGTAAAGCCATTCAATCCAAACCTCTGGCTGGGACCAGGGGAGATTAAGAAGGATGGATTATTATTACTAAGCTACTAATTATGGAAGAACCAAAAGAAAGAGAAGAAACTTGTGAAATATGCGGAGAAAAGTTTACAGTTTCATCCTATATTTCAGAACCAAATTGTCCAGACTGTTTTAATGGATGCTCTGACCCATCATATCACCGTGGCGAACCATGTGATAGAAGTTGCTAATTATGAAATGCACACAACCACAACCATGGGAAGGAGTACTATTGAGTAATCCACCACAATATTGGTGCAAGGTCTGCAACAGGAAGTGGGTTTGCGGAACAGAAATTCCAGAGTGTGGTGGACCAAGGGTCAGGACACCAAAACAGAACAACTCAATTCATGCTTACTTTGACTTGCTTGCTGACGAATTGAACGCAGCTGGTCTCGATATGAGGCAGGTATTGAAACCAAGCGTCGATATACCATGGACTGCATCCAGCATTAAGGAGTTCATTTGGAAACCGATTCAAAAGGCAATGTTGGGAAAGGAAAGCACAACCGAACTTGAAACAAAAGAGGTTGACAAAGTATTCGATGTATTGAACCGTCACATGGGTGAAAAGTTTAATATTCACGTTCCATTCCCTTCATTAGAAAAAGATTATACAGAATAACAATAAGTATTATGGAAAACAGAGACTGGTTAGTTTTTACTGAGATATGCGACTACGAGGGAGAGAGGTGGAACTTCTTTTTCCCAAAGACTGAAAATAACATAGAATGTTTCGCACAACTTGAATCATTGTTTCAAGATGTTGATGAAAATGGCGACTTGGCAAGTTTCTCGGAAGTTATGGGGATTAGTGTCAACGCAATTAAACAACTTCCAGAACAGACTGGATACTTGGGAGAATTCAATATTGTTGATTCAGAACTTGACGGAAGTAAGATAAAGAAGATTAAGGCAAAGGATTTTGAAGATGATGAGAACCCATTTTACAAGGGAGGAATCGAGTTGTTTGTCAAATAAAGTTATCCACAGGTAAGTACTTGCATTTTTCTTAAAAATGTGTATACTGTAGCTACGGATAAATAATATCCTAATATAATTATGAACAACGAGAAATCATTTTGGGGGAATATTGGGGATTACTTTAAGAATCTTTGGAATCTTAACGTAACGGCTGGAGACGTTGAGACTGTAAAGTCAGACATCGGAAGCCAGAAGAAGGTTAGCGTCGTGCTTGCCACATGGGTCAGAGACCTGATGGGACGAGTGGACCGCATCGAAGCAGTGCAGGAAGCCGAATTGAAATTCGACGAGGCAATGGACCAACTTGTCGGAAAGCAGATTGTCGATGCGAGCATCGGAATGCAGGCAGAGGACAAACCAGCAAAGGCGAAGCGTGGGCGACCGAAGGGAAAGAAGAATAAGACAACTAAGAGCAAGTAATCAACATTATGAAGAAGGACGACACATACGAAAAGACACGGACGATGATGTACGATTTCTTCATCTACATTCAGGAACACCCCCAAGAGAGGTTCTGGCAGGCGTTGCGGAACTGGTGCGGTGCTGACTTCATCATAAAGGCAGACTACAACAATGTTAAGATTACAGACAAGGAAGGCGTTGTAACTGCCACGATGCTGGCTGACATTAACAGGTTATGGATTAACGAAAAAGACACATTCTATGAAGATTGATTTATTTGTATTGGCGACCATAACATTCCTAGTACTGAAATTGACGCATGTTATTGCGTGGTCATGGTGGTTGGTTTTCCTTCCTCTGTGGGGTCCTTTGGCAATTGCGGTAGTATTTGCGATAGTCATGCTTGTGGCAATGATATAGTATGGAATTCAGAAAGTATGAGAAAATCCACAGACTCGGAAAAGAAGAGGTTGAAGGAAAGAAAGTAAAGCAAGTATATGTCGATATACTTCATGGAGATATCAGTGTAGCAGATAAAATAAATGACAGCAAAACATCTATTGAATAGATTTTGGATTGCAATTAATAGTGCAGTTATGACACACGCTATAATGAGTCAAGATTATTTTTGGGGAACTATATTTGGAGTGTTGTTACTAATTTGTTTAGTTGCAGACTAATATGGCTAAACTAATCGTTCTGCGAGGTCTTCCAGCATCTGGTAAGAGTACTCTCGCAAAGGAAATGATGGCAAAGGATGGAAACATCGTTCGTGTCAATAAAGACCTTCTTCGTGAGATGCTTTACTGGAACAAGTTTTCTGGTAAGAGCGAAGGGTTCATATGGGAGGTTGAGAGAATGATTGCAAAGCACTTTCTTGACTCTGACCGAAATGTAATCGTTGACGATACAAATCTTAATCCAAATACGTTTGGCTCATGGTTTCAGTTCGCAAAGGAAACTGGTCACAAGATAGAGCATGTAGACGTTGATACTGACTATAAGGAATGTCTTAAGAGGGATGAGTCTAGAGACAAGAGGGTAGGCAAGGCAGCCATTATGGATATGGCGTTCATGTCTGGCAAGATTGAGGCTCCCAAAAAGGGATTCGTAATCTATGACATTGACGGAACACTTGCAGATATTGAGCACCGCCGACATTTTGTACAGACCGACCCAAAGGATTGGAAGTCATTTTTCAATCATATGATGTCTGACAAATTAAGGGAAAACGTATGGGAAGACCTTGTAAATGACGTTGAATCAGGATATGGGATAATACTGGTTTCTGGGAGACCAGATAACTATAGAGCATTCACCCTTGATTGGTTAAAAGAGAACAAGTGTCACCATACTCATCTGTTCATGCGTAAGGCATCGGATAAGAGACCTGATACTGACGTTAAAAGAGACATTTACAACAAGTACTTAAAAGGGTATAATATAGTAAAGGTGGTAGACGACCGACCATCTGTAATCAGAATGTGGCGTGAACTGGGTCTTAACGTCGTAGACGTGGGCAATCAGATTGAGTTTTGATATTAATAATGGAACTACGCTCTGTGTTAAGTGTCATAGAGAAACACCCACTTATGGGAGACAAATAAAACACTAATCATCGGAAGGTGGTTGGTACTGTGGATATGGAAAGGGGGGCGTTAAAAATGCACCTGCAAGACGAGTTAGTTACTTGTCCCAAGTATTACAGAGGTCGTGAGTCCTCATGTGTGCCACTCAGTCAGTGATGCAAATATCGGTCCAGTAACTAGGGTAGCCGATTCCAAAACCCGTATCCACAATACTGACCATCTTCTAAAAATATATGTCAAAAGCACATCTAGGCTTTAATGCCGTAGAGAAGAAAATTATGAAGAAGGAAGGTGTCAGTGCGAAGAGTGCAGGAGCAATCCTAGCATCGTCGTCACGAAAGGTATCTCCTGCAGCTAAGAGTGCGAATCCTCGCCTCAAACGAGTATAGTATGGCAACAGCAAAGAGAATGAGCGTACCAAAATCTACTACTGGACCTTCTGGAAAACAGACATTGGTAATGCCTAAAATCGCAGGTCTTACGAAGAACATCAATCGACCTAATATGAAACCAATGAGTGGTAAGAAAAAATAGTATAGTACTTGACTTTCTAATTAGAGTATGCTATACTAGTAATACTTAGTTCCAGTGCCATTGGAATAACTGGGTTTGTACAAAACCATGACCGTCGGAAATGTACTACTTCCGCTTGAAAATAACGGTTATCAGTGAAGCTATTAAGTCGGATGGGGGCGTAAACTCCTAGTCGAAAGAAAACACATCTATTTACATCGCCCTATGGTTAGCTCGTTTAGTAGAAGCTGCACACCAGCTTGCGGGCGGAAGGTCTACGATATATTTAGATGTGTTTTTAATTGCTTGACTTTTTTATAAAAGTATGCTATACTCGGCATGTATAATACTGGTCCCTACACTGGATTGTACTTGGCTAAAAGAGGCTTATAATGCTGTCTCTCATGCAATCGCTGGCGAAGTGAAAAACTCCGTAAGTATCCAGCATCCACCGGCATTAAAATCGTTAGGCGACGTATGGGAGTATGTCAAACGGTTGGTGTAGAAAAAACGTGGTTCAGCGACTCTTATTTATATTTGTCGTGCCACACAAAAACCACCTTCGGGTGGTTTTTTGTTTGACTAGAACAGGATGATAGTTTACATATCTATTATACAACAGAAAACCCACCTTTGCAAGTGGGTGTCTGAAAGTTAGGTCCTTTTATAGTAGTCTCTACATGTAGAGAACTGGTTTATACAATCATCTTTTCCCTTCGATATGATGTTCATAGCGAATTGAATGTTGTACGCTGGGTCGAAAGCTTGGGCATCCGTGACTTTGGGATAGTAGCATCTTGTTATCTGATAAACCCCACGAGCATATACTGGCTTCCCCTTGTATTGATTGTTTTCGTGACATGTAATTGTTAGGTCACCTGTTTCTAGGGGGTTGTATTGCGACTCGTTTTTTGCCATGTAATGTGCCAACTCTTGACTGACTCCATATTGTGTTGCGTAATAAGTTACCATGGCTGGTATCTCATACTTCACAATTTCCTCTTGAGGGAGTCCGTCGGCATAGCTAACGCTGGTTGGTGTCCTATACGTGAAGAATAGGGTTCCTACTAGCATTAGCACGCCTAGGATAGCCTTTTTAAGTGTTTTGTAGTGCATAGTATCCAGTTGTGCTCTGGAAACGCCGTGGTGGGAGATGTTTGTAAGTAATAACCTTACCTATCTAGTATATCATAGACCAACGAAAAAAGCCATATTGACAGGCTTTTTTTGTATGTTATTTCTGTTTTCGTGAGAATACAGCAGAAAGTTTTGTTGATACTGTAGTAATAGTACTTTGTATCTGTGGAATGTGAAGACCAAGTGCAATTATTGCAATTCCTCCAGTAATAAACCGGAACCATTGGTCTCCTATTTGTGGTGCAAAAACTGTTGCTGCAAAAACTACAAGAGATAATATTACTGCAACAATTTGAGTTGCATTTAATGATGTGTTACCTTGCATATATTATTGAATGATTATTGTTAGAGGCTGTTTGTTTGTAAGGGTATGAAACTGATTTAATGTGTTTACACTTGAAGTTACATCTAATTCACCATCGTTGTTTATATCCGTAGGTGAGATTCCTAGTAATATACATCCAAGTGTATCCTTGTAATAGTTTCCATTATGAATGAATATTCCATCACGTCCTGGTACATTTTGAAGTTCGTAATGCCAAGCATTCATATCATTTTGGTATGACCAGATAGCCTGATATGTTCCAGTTGGAATACAAGAAATATCATTTTGATTATTTAACCAAGGTAGTTCTAAAGTAGAACATGTAAATGGATTATTGTCAATAGTAAGAAAACCAATAGTTTCTTTAGCATCTGATGGTTGCCGTGTAATTCTGACAGTAACTGGTTCTGAAAGAGTAGTAGGATTTTGTTCAAGTACAGCCCAAGTTTTTGGACCTACAACACCATCAGGAACCAAACCATGTGATGTCTGAAAAGTAATAACAGAAGCCTTTGTGATTGGTCCAAATGAACCATCAACTTTAATCCCCAAAAGAGTCTGTAATTTTTTTACAGCATCTCCAGTTGAACCAATTTTAAGGATTGGGTCTCCTACTGGGATGCTTACTTTACCTTCTGTTATTGCATATACTGCATCAGAGAAAGCTTTTAGGTCAAAGTGATTTCTAAATGAAGGATGGTCAATGTGTGCTTGTGTAAGAACAAACCATGCTTCATCCATTTGTTTATTAACAAAAGCTTCTGTCATATCAACAAGCTTAGCCCATGTCACGCATGTATATTTACTTGTATTTGGATATCCAGCAAGTGGAATACAGTGACCACCTTCACTAGTAGAGTTTGGAACGTAGTCCCAAAGACCAGAATCAAACTGTGTCATCTGTACCGAATCAAGAAGAACACCTGTCATGATTGAAAGACCTAGATATACTGCTGCACGCATTTCTGCTTCATTAGTATGGTCAATTTTTGCAAATGCAACAATATATTTATTAGTTGCAAGGTATTCTAGAAACATCTGAATGTTCATTCCATTGTCATGTGATGAGCCTGGACCGTTTGTAGATGAAGTTCCATTTGGGTCAAACCCTGGATTCTGTGTCTTGTAGAAATTCCAAATCTGGTCCTGTGTGAAATTTGTTCCAATTCCAAGAAGGCAATTTGTTACTATCTGATTAAAGTGGTCAAATCCTGCTACTACACAACAACCAACTTGGTCATTTCCATCCATTGGATAAGAAAGAGTAGGTGCTATGTCAACAATTGGTGCAACCGGAATAGCCGTAAGGAATTTTCCGAACGGAACCGATAATCTATCGTGTATTGGTGAGTGTTTTCCTAGTTTGTAGTTCATATAAATATTATTGTGAATATTCGTTGTAAATAACTGCCGTTCATAAATTAAGGTTTAATATAAGAATCTACTCTTAATGTTCTTTCAGGTCCTCCAGCAGTACTTCCTGTTCCTGCATAATTGTAGACAACTTGGTAAGGAATTGTAAAGAATGTTGTTTGGTCAATCAAAGTAATAATGAATGAGCCATCTCCTGAACCTGCTTGACCTCGTCCAATCTGGTGATACGCATTTGAACTAACTTGAGTAAGGGTAGTACCACTTAATGTGTATTTTTCAATTGAGCTTCCAAGTGCATAATCAGAAGCAAAGTAGAATGTAATACCGTCAGATGTTTGAAGTGTTGATTTTCGTTGCATTTGACCTCCTGACGGAGTGTAATTTGTTCCTGGTGTATACGTTGTTCCTGAAACAGTAAATGGAATTACAGTTGCATCAGTAAAGTTTGAAACTCCTCCGTTCCAATTAAATACTTTTAGATAAATTGTTGTTCCATAAATTCCAATAGCTGAACTATTAAAGATATTATTCCCCTGAAAACAACTATATTTACCACTTGGAAGAGTTGTAAGATAGGTTTCAACATTAGTTGCTATTTGAGTTGTTCCATCAATACTAATGCGAACAATATCAATTGCAAACTGGTTTGAGGTGTTTGTTTGGTATTGTGTTGCTATATAAACATAGTTTCCATCAGTACACATACCACAAATATTAACTGTGTGAGTTGTTGAAATTGCTGTTACTGGTGTAACAGTGTTTTTTAGTTCCCAAGAACCATAACTATTGAGCTGGTAGATATTGAATTGCGTACCATTTCCATTTGATGAGGTAATTGGAATGTAATAACTTCCAGAAACCTTATCATAAGCACCTGCCATTGTTAGTGTTTCTTGGTCAATATAAAGGTCGTTACTTGTACCAAAGCCACCATTTCCTCCTCCACCAGCATTTTGAAACGTAGGTAAAGCTCCTGCTCCATTAGAAGTAAGAACCTGTCCTGCTGTTCCAACTCCTCCACTTTGCAATGCTCCTGTTGGTGTTGTACCTCCAAAAATAGGTGCATAAGGTGTAAATGATGTTGCTCCTGTACCTCCACCTCCTACAGTAATTCCTGTACCTGTGTTAATAATGTTTGTTATTGCTGTTGAAAATGCTGAGTTTGATGTAAGAGCACTTATAAACGTACTATTATTTGCAAGGTTCTGCAACCATGTTGTATCAGATAGAAGGTATGCTTCAATTTGTGCAATATTAATATGTGTTATATCAAGAATACCAGTAACACCCGTTGCAAGGTCAACGTAATCCCAAAATGCGCTTGTTCCATCATTTGTAAGATATTTACCTGGAAGAAATGGAGTTGGAAGAGAGTTTGTTCCTGGTCCAAAAGCAACCCAATTTGGGATATTTTCTGTACCAATGTTAAGGTAAATTTGTTTTTCTGCCCTGTGGATGAGCACACAACCTACTTGGTATTTTTCTTTATCTGCAGGTAAGTTTCCTGCAATATCAGTAGTCATAGCCCACGATGTTCTACTATCTGTTCCATTATCAAAAGCAGTCCAGATTACCGGATTCCAGTCTGTTCTTAGTAGTTGTACGGGTGCGAATGAGTTAGCCATATGTATTATTTTCTATTTTCATTATTAATCGAACGTTTTATCCAGTTGCAGTTTGCGCAAAGTGTTTGGTATTTTTCTGGATTATTTGGTATGTCCGTCAGTAGGAACTTATAGTAATTTCCAGAAACCTTACGAACCTCCTTATTTCCACCTCCGTTTATGTGGTCTATTTGCAGTGCCCTAATATCAGAGAATCCGCAATGCACACATTTATTTCCAAGTAGTTCATAGACGGCAGTCTTTAGTTTACTTCGATATTTTCTACAGTACTCTCCTTGAGACTTATAGTTAGTTTTCTTTGAGTAATCTAACGATTGTCGTTTTCTTTGTTCTCTATTGTTTCTATACTGCTTTTGACCAGGTGTTAGTTCCATTTATACATTATACCATTTTATTATTAAAGTGTCTATTTCTTGAATGCTCCAGCAATCTTTGAGGCTAGTTCAGCCTTGTCTTTTGCTGCGAGTTCCGCCAAGATAGGGGATTCTGTGATGTTCTTGAGACGTACCTTTGACCAGAGATTTCCGAACTTTGACGATGCGATTTCTGCCGCTGGGTAAGCACCAGGAACATGCGACATTCCCTGAACTCCGAGCGAGAACAGGTGCTTGCTTAGCTGGCTGAATGCCGTAGGGTTCTTTCGCATGTTCTCGATGATGTTCTGTGCGTCCATTGTCTGCGACATCTTGCCGTTAAGTGTCTTGATGGCGTTGTAGACTTCTGGCTTTCCCTGGGTAGCCGCATAATCTTCCGCCGTCTGACCGACAGCTTTTCGGAATGCGTAAAGAACAGGACGGAGCGTCGTGTTAGATGGGTTCTCGCTGTTGAGTCCGAATTCCTTGTTTGCTATTTCGGAAGAAAGGTCAGACCAGTTTTGCATATTCATATTTCTTGACCTTATTCCACCTACAAGTTTATTTGCAAACTTATTATTTATTTTATCCTGAAGTATATTCATTGCTTGGGCAATATCTCCTGATTTTCTCTGTTCTGGTGTAAGGTATTTTTTCATATTACCAAGTACAGTATCTTCATTTATTCCTCTTTGCGGCAATTGTGAATAAGCCTTGTTTCTAAGGTTTGAATATTCATCCAGGTCGTTAGACGAATGCTGCCAGGCCTTGTTTACATCAAGCGTCTTTCCGTCAGAAGTAACGTCTGGAAGGTAATGCTTCGTAAGCGTTTCAAGTGCCCCCTGCTGTCGAGAAAGTGCCTTGTCTCCAAGACCAAATTCCTTCTGTAGGAAAGAGTTTCCAAGAGAGTCCTTAACGAGATTAACGCCCTTCTGCAGAACTCCGTTTGCTTTCGCTGGGTCGTTTGCAACCACGTTCTTGGCATATCCGATAGGGTCTGCAATCTGCTTTGCACTGTCTAGAAGACCCGAGCCGACTGCTCCGTGGATGAGACCTGCGGTAAGTGCGTTTGCTGCAATGTCTGTTCCACTTACCTGTCCGTTGTTTGCAAGGGCAGTCTGTGCCGTTCCACCGATTACGTTACCTGCAACCTTGGCTGCAAGAGTATCAACCTTTCCTAGTTCTTCCGTGTCTCCGAGATATCCCCCAGCACGAGCCAGAGCTGTTGCAGCCTTTACTCCAGCGGAGTCAGTACCACCGAATAGTCCGAGTGCTGTTCCTGCACCTTCAAGACCCCTTGCTGCAAGGGCTTCTTCTCCTACTCCTGGAAGTATGAACGAACCAACATCAAATGCGGTCTTTCCAAATTTTTCCCATCCTGTCTGACCCTTAGCTACCAGTTGGTGGTAGAGCTGTGATGTGGCTGACTTTGAATCGAGAAGTGGGTTGTAGTTTGGAGACGTAGGGTCAAGGTTACTTTCAAGACCAAGTTTATTTGTAATTTTAGCACCAATACTTCGAAGACCTACGACATCGTTCTGTACCCCTCGTCCGATACCGTTAAAAATCTGTCCGAGTGCACCCTTCGATGCTGCGTCTGCGTTCTGCTGCGTCCACTGCTGTTCCTTCTGTGCGTATTCGTTCTGGTCTGCGTTACCCGTGAAAGTTGAGCCGTTGTCAGCTACGTTGGGAAGCGTGTTGCTTAGACCACCTGCACTTGGTGCATTCTGGGTTGAGGGTGTCTGCGGTTGCTGATTCTGCGAGAAGAGACCGCTATTTTGTGAACCATTAAGAGGGGCAGTTGTCTGTGACTGTGACTGCTTGTATGAATCAAGATAACTCTGGATGTCAGTTGGCTTTGCCCCCTGCTGTTCCATCGCTGTGATATTTGCCTGTAGTTGTTCTCTTGTTGGTTTCATAGATTAGTATGGAAGAATATATGTATTTCCAGAAGGGCTTTTCCATGTATTTCCTCCAGAATTTCCTGCCTGGTCCTGTGACTTGTACTGGTTTATAGCCATCGTTTTCATAGGATTGTTTGCAAGCAGCTGCAATGGGTCAATCTTGTTGTATAGGTCAGACTGCTGGTTGACGTATGCGGTCTTAACATTGTCGATTTCCTGACCAAGGATATTGAGGATAGCCTTCTTCTGCTGTAATGTCTGTCCCATGTTTAGGATGGTTCCAGCTTCAAGGTTGTTCTGTACCGTAGTACCAGATGCGTTTCGTGAACCGAGAACGTTAGCGAGTTCTGGAACGATTGTCGAATTCTGTGCGATAGCCTGTGCCACCGCTGGGTCTCCCATAAGGTTCTTGTAGGTGTTTACGATTCCGTTTACAACCTGGTTTGAACCGTTGAGGTCGTTGGCAGACATGTTCTGCACCTGCAGTGCGAAGTTGTTTTTGACGACAGATTCGTTTGCATTGAGTTGCGACACGATGCCGACAGACTTGTTGTAAGCGTCTTGGTTAGCTTGGATTGAAGCCTCGCTTGGCATTCCTCCCACTTCGTTGGCAAGCTTGTATGCCATGTTCTGAACTGTCTGGAAACGTGCGTATGCGATAGGAGAAGCCGATGGTGAAATAGCTGGCTCCTTTCCTGTCTGCGTGAACGTTCGAAGGTAGTTAAGTGCTTGTGTATCTATTGAGTTGTTCGGGTCGAAGTCTGGGGCTGTACCGATGAGACCATACTGTTGGATGAAGTTAGCCTTGTCTGCACCAGTAGCTGCAGGAGTATAACCTGTGTATTTCTGTGCAGCCTGCTGCAGAGTCATGTTTGGGTTGTTCTTCAAGTAGTTCTGTGCGATAGCGAGGGTAGCCTGGTCTCCAGCCGTTTGTGACGGGAAGTTAGCGTAGTAGTTTCCTGGTTGTGTAGGAACTGCTTTTCCTGGAGTACCGCCGAGAGATGAAATCCACTGCTGGTTCTTCGGAGTGATGATGATGTTACCAGCGTTGAAAGTACCCTGTGGTGTTCCTCCTTCGCCAGTATAGACAGCAGAAAGCCACGCCTGCTGACCTTGAGGTGTTGAAATGAGCGATGACAGCGGCGTAGTGGCAGATACTCCCTGCATTGCCTTTGAAGCACCTGCAAGGTAATTTGCCGTTGGGTCGTCGCCTCCGCCTGATGTTGACGAAGTTGAGAATGGGTTTGATGGGTTTCCGTTTCCAGATGAGCCAGAACCTCCAAGAGTGTTCCAGGCAAGCTGATTTGCGAAGTTGGATTCCACGTTTCCGATTGCGTTTCCTTCTGCCATGAACTGGTCGTTGTATTCCTGCGGAGTATAAGCGGCTGGGATTGCCGCATTCGTGTTCTGCTGCATTGAGGATACCTCAAGTGGCGAGAGTCCGTTCTGTGCTGCCCACTTGTTCTGCAGTAGTGCCTGTTCGGTTCCGAAAGGGTTTCCGAAAGGGTCTGAACCTCCAGAAGCGACCTGTGGTGCATAGCCAGTTCCACCAGTGCTTCCGGTTCCTCCTGCTGGTGCGTTTGCGTATGCAGAGGCGATGTGTGACTGTGCATCCATGATTGCGTGTGCAGAAACCGCACCCATGGAGTTATTATTTCCACCTCCCATTGAGCGTAGAGAAGTGTCGCCTGGAAGATACGAAGGAGCTGTGCCCTGATTCGTAGGCTGGTTGTTGCTGTTGTTGAGAATCGGGAATCCTAGCATTGTCTGCCCGGTGTTGGATATGTTGTTTCTTGGGTAAGCGTAGTCGGTAGTTCCTTCACCGCCGAAAGGACCGTAGGCGTTGTACGTTCCTGGATTGTTTGGGTCCTGTATGTAACTGTTTGAATACGGCGTGTTCGCATTTGAACCCTGCTGTTGAGGTTGCTGCTGTGGCAGGTACGAGAACGAGCCGTTCTGCGAAGGCAGATACGGTGAGCGTCCCATGAATCCGTTAGGGAATAGGTTGTCGAATAGTGATGCCATAATTAGTAGTTAGGATAAGGTAGGGTAGAAGGCGAAGTATTGTACTGTGCCGCTCCGAGATACTGGTTGTATCCTGGGNCCTGTACATTTGAACCTCCTCGAAGCGTTGCTGCGTTTGATAGGACGTTTGAACGGTACTGGTTGAGAAGCGTTCCAGACTGTCCTCCCATCGGGTTGTACCCGTTGAAGCTTCCGTTTGACTGATATCCTCCAGAGAACGAACCAATGTTTCCGTTGTCCCCAAGGGTGGTATTGTAATTCTGAACCGCTGGAGAACCGAGCTGGTTTTCGAACTGTCGTGCTGTATTGGCAAGCGAATACTGCGAGTTGTTCTGCAGGTCTGAAATCTTCTGATTCGTATTGGCAACAAGGTTGTTTCTCTGTAGGTTTCCGTATGACGAATCCCAGTTTCCGTTCTGACCCATCTGGGTCTCAAGGTTCATCTTGTCAACGGGGAACTGTCGCTGGATTGAGCCTAGCTGGTTCTGATACTGCGTCTGCTCGTGTTGTAGCGTGTTCTGGAAGTCGGAATTGTAATATTTGAGCGACTGGTTGATTTGTGGTGCTGCGTACTGTGTAGCAAGCTGTTGGAATACGTCTCCGTTGATTGTTCCATCTGGGTTCTGGAATTCAGTGTGACCTCCTGCCGCAAGCTGGTGTGCAGCTGCTACTGTGTCAGCCTGGTTTCCTCCGTTGGATGCAAGCTGGGTCATCGTTTGTGCGAATGTTGGGTTCTGAGCCATTCGCTGCTGGATGATTGGGTCAGCGATTGCGAACTTAATTGGATTTCCTACCCATTGGTCAAGTTGTGCAGTAGTCTGTGGACCATATATTCCATCATTTTTTATACCTGCCATCTGCTGGAATTGCTTGATTGAGGCTTGTGTTTGAGGACCATAAACACCATCAATAGCCCCTTTATAGAGACCATGTTGTTTTAGCGTCGTCTGGAGTTCAGAAACGTCTGCACCTCGTGAGCCAAGATTAAGATTTTGTGGTAGTGTGTTAGTTGCCATGCTTGTACTTATTATACCTTATTAGTCGGTGTTTGTAAAGACATCGAATGAAAACTCTGAATCCTGTAGAGCACCTGCCTGGTTGTATGTCCATACGTTGAAATTTCCTGTCGTTGTCGATTGAAGAACTACGAATCCCGGTGCTGGTCCTACTGATGTTAAGGTAACGGCATATTTATCATCTGGGAAAGCTGTTGCTGGTGTAATAACATATTTACCAGTTGATGGATGTGTTACTGTCCATGTTGATGGAAAATTTGTAGTTGGAGTTCCGTTTGCATTCACACGACCTACACCATATCTGATTGGCTGGAAGATTGGCGTTCCGTTTACGTTGTATACGATTGTAGGAGTTATAGTATTACTTCCTGCTTGGAATTCTATTCCAAGATATGAAAGAACTACTGTTGAAATACCTGAGTTATCAAATGCTGTGAGTGAATCTAGAGGAAAGTTAGCACCTGCTGTATCCTGAAATCCTTGATTGATTTCTACACGCCCTGTATCAAATGGAAAACCTAAAATATTTACTGTTTTACTTCCGTTTGAAGATTTTACTTGACAACCTACTATTGGTGTTCCTGTTGCAATTGCTGTTGCAGGAAGTGGACCATTAGGGTCTGAACCTGGAGTACTATATGCGTTTGCCGCTGTAATACCAGCCTCAATACCTGAATACGGCGAAGAAGCCAATGCTGAATAATTGGATGTTTGCCTTGTTAGGAATCTATTTAATGATAGGTTATCTAGTGCACTCATATTATTGATATGTAAATCCGAGATTATCGTATGTTATAATTTCCTTTGTTCCAAATATAGGACCTACTCCTTTTGAGGAACCACTTGTTCTAAATCTAATTCGGTTGAATGGCAATACGTTTGTTTCTACTGACTGAAAAAGTGTTACAAAGTTCTGGTCATATTTTCCAATATTAATCCATTTATCTGGTACTGATTTATCAGTCTGTGCATCTAGATTAGCACCGGCTCCGTTAATGTGCATTACAGCCATTGATTTAACCTGTTGATATGCTGATTGGAGATTTGTAAGATTAATCCATCTTCCAACTTCTGTATAAAATATAGGCTCTCCAAGGTCAGTTGTTCCACTATTTACTTGTGCTACATTTCCGTCAGAAACTCCTACGAGTCTATGAAGGTCAAAAGTGTCGTCATAAGTAATTGCAGTAGTAATTGTACGGCTAGAAGTACTTGAGCCAAAGTAGTCGTAAAGAGTCCAAACCTGAGTTGAAATTGTATATCGGCATACTAGGTTTCTAAAATGTGTTCCACCTACGGTTACTTCTCCACAAGCCCAATAAACGTGGTCAAAGTCTGACCAACCAAATACACTTCCCCAATTTGCTCGTGGAATAGCTTGAACAACGTCAATTATTCGGCGTGAGATTTCCTGTGGCTGCTGGTCATATGTGAATCGGTAGAACCCGGTAGAACCGTGGTGGAAATACATAGCATCCTTAGCCTGGATGATTGAATTTTGAGAATAAGTACCTACGAAGTAAGCCGGGTATGGGTCGTATGAAGTAGCACCGTAGACACGGTAAATGTAATCTTGGGTAAATACCATCATGGCACGCTGGTAAAGTTGCATTGCGTTTATGTACTGTCCTTGTGGTGGTGAGAAGTAGATGTAGTCTGTTCCACCTACAAGAGCCGTACCAGTCGGTGTCTGGTCAGAATAGTAGATTCTGTTTGTCTTGTTGTCAGCCATCCAAAGTCGTCCTTCCAGTCCTCCAGAAACGTAGTCTCCTGCACCAAAAGACCCTGTGTTTGCAGTGCTGTATGTATTTCCGTCGTATGACTGCATCGGGTCCCCGTTGTTTCCGTTAACGAAGTAGGTGAAGTTGATGAACTGCGTCGCATGAATGTGGTTTGATGAGGTGTTTGTTCCCTTTACAGACCACGTAGAGCCGTTGTAAGACTGTACCTGGTTTCCAACCTGTGCGATGAGCTGTGGGTTAACGTATGGTGTTGTACTGTCGGTCGTTGACCATGCGGTAAGGTAGCTTGGTGAACCAGAAAGAACCGCCGTGTATGGCGTAAGTCCTGGTCGGACGGTCGTAGCACCCATCCTGTCGAAGTGCATGTTGACTGCTTCCTGTACAGAAGAGGGTTCCGACATGATGTCCTCAATTGCAGCCGAACGAATAATTCCTTCAACTGGATTCGGGATTTTGATTGGCTGGTCTTCTGGATTCATAGTTTATCGTGTAATTATTGTTGGTCCTTGTCCGATGTAATGGTTGTCAATCCAGTTCTTAATCATCTGTTCAAAACGAATATAGTCTGGGTCTTTTTGAATATCTGTAGAGTTATCTCGTCGATATTTAATTGCATACTTAATGTAGAAATTGTATGCGTTTGCGAATGGTTCCTGAAGTACGTCATTAATGTTCGTAATAGGATACATGTGTGCATAGTAATCAATATAGATATTTCTACCGTGCATTACCTGTGGAATCGGTCTATTGAAAACAATCCATCCTTTTGAAGTCGGGTCATCAAACCAGCATGTGTAATACGTTGCAGATGAGAATGTAGGAAATGCAAATAATTGTGTTCCTGGAATTGTATCTCGTATAAAACCTGTACATCCTGTGAATGTGTTTGTTTGTAGGTCAATTCCTGTATATGTAACTTCCTGAATTTGTGTATCAAGAAGTGTATTTCCAGAAATAAATATTGTTCCTCCCGCTGGTTGAAAGTCTCCAATATTATCAACAGTAAGTGTGGTACTAGGTGCTGAGTATGTTACTACTGTTGCTGTGTGAGTAGAAGGTGAACCTACAATAAGTTCTGTAGGTGTAAATGAACCTGTACCTGTACCTGGAATAAGACCAAGAACAAGATTTCCTGCTCCATCATCAGATGTTACAGTTGCTTGTGTTTGTGATGCCTGACCTGTAATAGTATCTCCTGTAAATAAACCTGTTGCACCTGTATATGTAATTTTTGCTGTTGTAGCTGTTCCTACTGTATAAGAATATTTCAATGAGTAGGCTGTAGAGTTCCATTGTCTCTTATCAATATATGTAAGAGGATATGGAGAAAGACCATTAATACGTGGATAACGAACAGAAAGTAATTTTCCATTGTTATATTTCATATCATAATCTTCTGGAAGTATCGAGTAGTTTCGTCCTCCAATAAGTTGAATTGGAGTTTCAAATCTTTCAAGCCATGACTGTTTAAATCCAGGCATCATATCACGAACTGCATTTCGTGCACTGTTAAGAGCACCGAGAAGGAAGTCGGTAGTGATGATTGGGTCTGCGTCGGAAATACCGAACTCCTGCTTGATTGCGTTAAAAGTAGCACCTACGGATTCTGGGTCGAATGCACCGGAAGATACCGGAGTTGTGTATCCAGAAACGTCTCCAGTAACCGAGTTCTTTAGCTTAACTCGATACCAGTTTGACTGCAGACCAACGTTGTCGTATACCTGCGTATACTGCTGAGTAGCCTGTACGAAGTATGTGTTTAGTACCGTATACGAACCGTTCATTGTAGTTGATTTTTCAACCACGAACTGGTCGTATTCTATAGCCTGAACAACCTCTCCACGATTGTGGGTGAAGAGGGTTGCTGTTGTGTCAAGGAGAACCGCAGAACTTACGCTGTTCACCTTTATAAATTCTGCGTTTTCAGCACCGATGACAGACATCAGGATTAGCTGATTTGACGAGAAGTCGGATGTGTTGTCAACAGGTACTGATGTTGCAGCTGCCTGCATATTGTCCGACAGGAAAGACTTACCGAACGTTCGGATGTCGTTTGGGATGATAAGTGTGTTTCCGATATTGTATTGTACTTGTACTTGTGCATCCATATATGTTAAATAAGTTCTTTAGTACCCTTTTTTACTCGCTTAACTAGGTCTATGATTTCGGCTATTTCGTTTTCGACGATTCTCTTCTTCTGTGCCCCAAGTTCTACAAGCTCCAACTTACGCTGCTCGATTTCCTGGTTCAGTTCGGAAACGGTTGTTGTAAGTTCTGCCTTGCGTCGGTTAAGAGCACCGCACTGCTGTACGAGGTCGTCTCTCTGTTCCGTATGGGTTTGTAGTGTTGGGTTCTGGTTCATATTACTTTACTAGTTTGATTAGTTCCACTATTCCGCCAACTACTGTAAGTATCGTGATGATTGCTCCCAATATCCACAATATTCCTTTCGTTGACGACTTAACGTCCTTTCCGAGGTCTATGGCTGGCTGTGCGTCAACCTTCCATGCCTCGTCTACAGCCTTCCAAGCAGTATCCGTGCTTATGTAGTTCTGTACTTCGGCTCTTAGGCCGTCAATCTTTCCGTTCACCGTCTCTTTTATCTGGAGCTTTACGGTATCCTGGATAGACAGTTTGAGTTGTTCAAATTGTTCTGGTGTCATGGTTATTAATTAAACAGTCATAAGACTGATAGGAAAACCAAGTAAATTGGTTGCCCTACAGTATTACGCCTGAACTGTTGCGAGAATTGCTACAGTTTTCGCTTTAAGAGTTTCAAACTCTGCTGCGTCAGCTAAAGCGGCTGCACTCACTGCATTTTTCTGTGCAATAAGTGAGTCGTAATAAGCTGCACTAATTGGTTGTGCTACAGGAACATCAAAAGTTGTTCCATCTTGTTTTGTGTAAGTATCAAGCTCATAAGCTCCTTTGGTAATTCCATCTTTTACTACTGGGAGTACGTCTCGGTTAGTAATTTTTGCCTGAAATGTGTTTGTGTTGTTCATCATAAAATTAAATAAATTAGTCTAAATTAGATTACTACTTTTAATATTCCGTCTCCTCCCACGTTGGTGTAATACTCATCACCAACATTTAGCCCTCCTGCAATCGCAGCTGCATTATTTGCATAAGATGCGATTGAAGTATGGTTTACATGGTCCCCTCTTATTATTACTCCGTTGTTATTAGCTCCAAGTGCGGTTGTTGTTCCGTTACCTGTATAGAAACTATATCCTCCCGAATAACCAGGCGATGTAGCCTGAATAATAATATTTCCAAGTGGGTCAAGCAGTTGATAAAAATCTGTAGTTCGATAAACAGCATTATCACCACTCACAGTTGTATCTGGTGTCATTACAAGATTGTTTTGAGAAGTCCCTACATAGAATTGATTGGTACTTGGATTAAAATAAAAGTTGGAATTTCCTACTGTTATTTTAACTGTTCCATTTACTGAATCATTTACTACGGTTACTGGGATACTTGCATTACTTGGATTGGTGAAGTTGAGTTTACTTTCTGTACCAACATTCACTCCATCTTGCTGAACCGTAACTGTTGGAACACTTACTACTGGGGCTACTCCACTGGTGAAGTTAATGTAGTCAAGATTCCAATTTACAAGCGTTCCTCGTGCTCCTCCTGCCATATATGCACGCAACTTCTGAACAGTTGGGATAGCTCCAAATACTGTCTTAGGAATTACTACCAACTGCCATTGATTGATTACATTTCGCTGTGCTCCATAAGCAAATAAGTTTACTGAGTTCCCTACGTTTTGGTTTGAACCATTTAAGAAGTTTACAATAAGCGATTTTGTTGATGGAACTACTGCGTCGAAGTAGACATACATGTAGAGAACAGTAAATGGTGCAGTTGTAAGCGGTGTTGTTCGTGTGAACAAGTCTGCTGTATAGCCATCTCGAACGTTATTTACGCATACCGTCCCGTGAAATGGTGTAGGTGTTGTTGCAGCAAAGTTTGTTGAACCAAGTGGTGAACCTGAGAAAGTAACTGTTGAAGTATTCCACTCTGTATTTTCATCATAGATTGTTTCAGATGTTACCGTTGGCTGGGTTGTTCCATGCTCTACAAGTACAAATTGAACGAGTGTAACTGTATCAGGAATAGCTGGTTCAATAGGATTAGCACTGGGTGTTCCAGTAATCACAGAAACAAGTCCAGTATTATCTACCACAATTGCGTCAAAACGGTCATTGGTAGGGTCTGCGGTTGCCATTGTTGCCGTAGTCGGTGCTGATGAATAGTTATAACCATTCAATAGGTAAGTAAGAGCTGAAACATTGTATACATATCCTGTCCCTGACCATACTGCACCTCCTGATAGGATTCTGTTACCAGAGTTCGTAGGAACAGTAGTAAATACTGGTGAATTTGGGTCAGTAAGGTCAATGTTCATTCCATTACCTGCAATTAAGTTGAGATTTTGATATGCCATATAATTAGAAGATTGACCATTCAGTTCCATTGAACGTATAGGTTTTTGAAGTTTGTACTGATACCGACCCTGCAATTGTATCCGTTGATGAGCCATCAATCGTATAACTTCCAGCACTTACTACTACATCAAATGTCGTGAACTGTTTATTTTTTACAATATAGGTATCACCTGCATTTGGACTTAATGGAAGTACAAGGCCTACATCAGTTGTAACAGGATTCATTTCAATAATGTAATTACCTAGAGCAACATTGTAGTAACTATCTGCTGCAACACTAAGGATTCTTACATTTTGTGAACCAGTTAAATAAATAAATCCCGTACTATCATCTACCCCAAAGGCTGTAACATTTCCTGTAAGCTGTGGATTTATAAAGAATTGTGGAAATCCACCATTTCTTCCTGCGTGGATTATTCCATTTCCTAAAAATGGGTCATTGAAGTTAAAATCACTATCGTCTACTTCGAGAATTGTATTTCCTCCATTACCTAAGTCAGTTACTGCCCATGCTCCACCTGCTCCAAGATTGTTAAAAATCCCGTGCTTACCATTCAAGTTCTGGTGGATATAAATATTTTCACCGCTTGAAACTCCATCAACATCTCCAAATGTTTGACCTTGGTTATTTCCATCAAGGAATTCCATGCGACCGTAGATATTTACTGGTACATACGTTCCAGTCCAACTATCTCCAATAGTATGACCAATACCAGAACCTATAGTCCACTTGATACCATATAACATTCCGATACTTCCCGTAATGTCTGGTACTTGTGTAAATGTAGATGCTCCGTCAAAGATTGTCCATGTGTCTGAAAGAAGTTCTCCAGTTGTTGCGTTTCCGAGAGCACCACTCGTTGTATCTGTAATACCTTCTCCGTTAATGAAGAAACCAGTGTGTGCAGAAAGTACAACACTATAAACACCAGTCGGTCCCTCAGTAATACTTACAACTGTTGCAGTAACAAGACTAGAGTTTCCTTGGATTGTATCTCCAACTGAGATTATTCCAGTGACATTTGATATTTGAATAGCAGATACATTTGTTCCGTCTACTGTTGCTGAATAAGTTACGCTTCCTGACCCTGTAAAAGACCCTCCGAGTGTTAAGTCATTAAGACCTGTTCCAGTAAAAGTAGTACTAGGTGTTGGGTATGTTACCTGCTTCAAACCTCGTACAGTCCATTGTGATGAACCATCATCTGCTGTAAAAGACAGGTTGTTGTGTAGATTTTGAATATCTCCACCTGCTACATAAGGAGTGGCTCCTGGCTGTGCAGAGAATACATAGTTACTTCCACTTCCTTGAATAAGAAAGATACCGCCGTCATTTACCTGATTGATAATTGCACCCGTGTTTAAAACAGAGATTGTTCCAAACAGGCTACTGTCAAAGTTGCTTGCGTTTAGGACACCATACCCAGCATAGGCACTTGCTTGAAATCCAACTGATGTTCCATCTGCTTTAGATGAACTTGCGATTAAAGTATTTATCTGCCCATCAGGAGTATCCACAATTGCTACTACACCTGTATCTGACGGAGAAGTACCTAGTACACCTTTGTACATATAAACTACTGGTAATCCTGCTGCGGGAGCAAATGCAAGATTTGTTCCAAATCCTCCTGTGTATCCACCAAAGTCAGTGACCATGTTGAGTTCACCTGTAACATCGTCACGAGTAAAAAGCACATCGCCTGTAAGAGTGTTAGCTGAAGAACCGTATCCGATTTGGTCTACGGCAAGTGAGCCACCGATTGTTCCTCCTCCGCTTCCCCCAGTGCCCTCGTTAAGAAATGATGACATATTGGATTACTTTCGGAAACCGTAAACGATGTGTCCAAGAACGGATGTTCCAGCTGATAGATTAATAATAAGGTCCTGTCCTGGTTTTACATCAAATAGAAAAGGATAGTCAAATGATGTATTTTCTAGTACAAGTCCATCGTTAGCATTCAACTCAAAGTTAGAAAGTACCGTAGAAGGTCCTTCCTTAAATTCTATAGTCTGTGCACCTCCTGGTGTAGTTAGGAGGATTTGTCGTACATAAATGTACTGCGATACGTCCCCAGGTACGATGACATTATCACCAGCAGTAGAAATGCTGATAGGAGCCATCACTGGTCGTGTTGTTGAGTCAACGCCTTGCATAATAGTTAAAAGTTATTGTTAGGGGAAGTTATCTTCCTTATCCTAACCCCCGTAAGGGTCAGGGAAGAGAGACAAAGAGTTAGACAGTTACGCCATCTCCGTTTGACCAAACCCATCCTCGCATGTCGGAAGCACCCATCTGGAAGATAGAGTCAGCCTGCATGATAGAGTCTTTGTTTTCAGGGTCAATCATTGTAGGAGCTACAGTGTTAGGCAAAGATTCGATGTACTGAGGTCCGTAAACCTTGAGTATCATGTTCTTGTCGAACATACCCCACTGCATAGCTTTCATACCAGTTCCATTGTATGGCTTCAAAAGTAGAAGTTCATATGATGGAATTGATGGCGTATCTCGGAATGTACCTGGGTAGTATCCCGAGTTAAGTGTTCCCATGATTCGTTTAGCAACCTGTGCGGTAGCTGAACCTTCAACTGCAACGAGTGTAGTTAGAACTGAACCAAGTGGGAGTCCACGTCCGTCTTTCTTGAGAGCGTGAAGCTGGTGTGCAGCTTCAATGGCAGACATTGAAAGTACTGGAGATGGAGTTGAACCATCGACGATAACGTTAGACCAGTTTGGTCCTCCGTCTTCACGAAGGTGAGCCTGTGACCACCATTCGATACCGTCCTGTGTTGTAGCATCAACCGAGATGATTGAAGCTGAAACACCTGAGATAGGAGTGAAGTTCCAGGTTGCGTTGAATCCATTTCCAAGGAAGTTCTGTGCGAAATATTCCTTAGCTGACTGGAGAGCACGCTGTAGGTCGAATACCTTTGATTCGACTTCTGAGTCCAATTTTGCCTTATCTTTCTCTTTTACGAGGAAGTGCATTGTTTGGAATGAGATTTTTACTTTGTGAGTAAGGTGCTGCTGAATAAAGTTCTTCTCGAATCCTTGGATAGGAGCGTCTGCTGGAGAGATTTCAGCATCCTGAACGAAGTTAGCCATACCTAGACCGGTAATACCGATGTCAGTAGTGATGCGTTCCGCGTTTGTTCGAGTGAACATGTATTTCGTATATTCAGAGGTTAGAGATTCACCAACTTTAGGGGCGATTGTCTTGACACGGTTGTCAAGAATTCGCGTAAAGTCAGTTAAGAGACCATTTGAGAAAATCATAATTTATATGAAAGAACGAATAAAGAACTAATAAGTGTAAACAAAATTATTTTGAAACGAATTCACCGATAATTTGTTTGTTTGCTGGAATTCCAACTACTCCTGTCTGTCGGAATACACCTGATGCTGAGTCAGTACCAGTGTTGTTTACAAGAAGACCTGTTGAGTTAAGAATCATTCGCTGACCATTGTGAGCAACGTTTGAGTTGTTTACAGTATCTGCGATGAACTGGTTGTTTGAGTCAATTTCCCAAACCTGAACTGCATTTGCTGGAGCAGCGATGTCAGATGTGTTTGGAAAAGGAGCGCAAGCAACGAATTCAGTCTTCGTGAAGGTAGAAGTGTTGTCAGAAGGTACAACGTTTCCTGTAGTAAGGTCCCACTGTAGAACCTGTCCTTTAGAAATTGTTGTTCCGTTTGCAACTGGAACTTGCTTACCATAACGGTTGTGTGCTGATGTTACGAAGGTAATCATAATGATTAGAAAGAACTAATGCTTTGTAATTAATCCAAAGCCCAACCGAAGTCATTACCGCTAGTTTTCTTAATATCTTCTATCAAGGCTTTGCGTTCTGCTTTAACTGGGTCAACGGATTCGGCTGCTGTAGAGCCAGAGAAGTCTACGGCATCCATTTTTTTAGATAGTTCTTGTGTAGCTACAACTTTGTTTTCCACATTACTGGGGTAAAGCATGTCTTTAGCTGTTTCAAGAATAGCGGTAAGACCATTGTAAGACTTTCCCTGAATAATGAAGTTATCAAGAACGAAATTTACGAGGTTGTCGTATTTCGCTTGGTCCTTCAAGTCTGGGTGACGTAAACGGAAATCTGACTCGGCTCTGCCTACTGTCTCGAATTCTCGCTCCATCGCAGTCTGTTGTCTTATCGTGTCGGCTATCTCCGACTGGTGTACGAATCCAGCCCCCTTTGCAAGAACATTGAATTTTTCAATATCATTTTTAAAGGCATTTGGGTCGTAGTTATCAGGAAGTATTGGGTCAGCAGTGACAGGTTCAACTTTCGAACGTTGTGCAATCTGTCGTCTTATGCTGTTAACTTCTACCTTTACCGCCTCTTTTTCTGCTGGAGTAGAAGAGTCTGTAATGGCTTTTTGTCGTTCCGCTATTTCAACCCGAAGGTTATACTTCCATTCTGGTTCATTAGGGGCACGTACTGGCAAATCTGATTCACTAACCGTTTGGACTGTTGTCGCAGGGGTTACTACTGTTTCTTGCGGTGAAGGTGTTTCCGCTACTTCTGTTTTAACTTGCAAGTTATCAGTTACCGCAGGGGCGATTACTGGTTCAGCCTGAGCTGGGTCTGCCACAATTCCGAGTTCTTTCTTTGAATCATCCGATAGGAAAGTTTCAAATGAAAAGTCGTCCTGTGCTTCTATGGGTTTATTTTCCATAATTACATCTTGTCGCCGATGAGCGTGATATGGTTATATACATTATCTACTATTTCAATCGGTTTGTCAAGGGGGGTTAATTTTCAGTTATCGGTTGAACTGATAATTGAGGTTTTTTGCGACCCGTTTTGCAAGTTTCATAATCTGACCTGAAAGGTCTCCCTGTCGTACAACAGTTGAAACCATATGGGTTCTATAGAGTTCAAGATAAGATTCACTTTCTTTTGAAAACTTTAGAGGAACCATAATCGTAAAGATAATATTGTCCACATATTTGAAGAAATATCGGAAACCATCTTCTTCTTTAAACTGTGTTTTTAGAGATTCAAGAATTGGAGCCATCTGACCTGTTGTAATATTTGTTACTTCTTCACCATATGTATTGTGAAATCCTCCTGGAACTACTCCTTTGTAAAAATAACGAGGGTCTTCAAGTTTTGCTTCGATTACTGTTCCTCCTTCAACTTTGTCAATTGCACCTATTGCATTAGCAATTTTATTGTCAATTTCCTTAATTGATTCTGGTGAAGCCTGAACTACTATTCCTTGTACTAGTCCTTCTGGCAATACTGCCTCAGATGCTTGTTCTGTTTTGTTAGTTGTTTTTTTTGATGCCATAGAGCATTTTATACACTGTGATAAGCTACAGTGGGAGCCATACTATGTTAATAAACAACCGAAATACTATGGTGTATTTTGGTCGCTAGTTTCTTCAACTTCTTTGGTTTCTTTATTTAGTTGTCGTAGGAGACCTTCATTTTGTTCACGTGCAAACTTTTCAACGCCTTCATTCACACGAAGTTTTGCTTCCGCATATTCTTTTGCGTTTACTGTTTTCACGTTTTCATCAATAGCTGTAAGACCTAATGCTTCTTCTGCAATTGCGAATTCGATTGGCATCATGTGGTTGAACGGAATGTTTACGGTCGTTCCTGCCTTGATATCCTCATTTGGGATAAGGGTGAGGTTTCGCATGACTCGAATCATCTTGATTACGTTGTTCTGCATGATTGCAGGCGAAAGAACGTCGCTGTTGACGTGCTTTGCAAGCATTGAGATTAGGTCTGGAACCGATATTTCAAACGCCTTATTCCCTTTAGGAATGAACTTTATTAGGTTTTTCTTGACTGCGTTGTCGGAGTACTTGATTGCAACCGAAAAGTCTGGTCGTGTCGCAATAAGCCCCTTTTCTTTTGTATTTGCCATATTATGCTAGGTGGTTACGATTAATGACGTTCTCAAGACCCTCTCGGTCCTGGTCGAGTGCCATAGACATTAGGTTGACGAACTTTCTTACAAGTGCTCGTTCTCCATCAATTTTTGCAGCAGTAATTATTGTACTAAACTCATCATCACCACAAAGTTGCTGTGGATTATCCTGAATTCTAGCTAAAACCTGTAGAAGTTTTTGACATTCTTTGGTTCCACTAAACTCAAACATAAAACCAATAAGTTCATTGTAATTTTTACTGTTGAGTGCCCTATTAATTTCTTCTATGTTGATTGTAGGCTTTTGTAAACTTTTAATTGCCTCGTCAACTCCCTTCGTTTTGACTGTCTTTTTCATAGTTTAATTATAACACGTTACTTCTTGCTAGTCAACGATGTAGTTCGAGACTTTGCAGCCCGTCCTATAGATGCGTTCATAGCACCTTTCATCGGATTGACAATTTCTTTATTAAATCCACTTTTAAATTTCTGTGTCATTGGTCCTGTTGGATTTTGCATTGTTCCTGGTGTTGATTGCATTTGTGGCATAGGAGGCATACCTTGTCCAGGTTGTGCACCTGGTTGGATTTGTTGTGCTCCAGCCATTGCATCAGGTGAATTTGGATTTGTTCCTGGTGGATGACCATTTGCTATATCTGCTGCACTAGGTTGTTGTTGTGGTGGCTGTGGAGGAGTCATAACCTGGTCGTAGATATCTTTTGGAATCCAGTCGAATACAGATTCTTTGTTTACCTCAAGCATTCTTTCAAGAGACGACATAAGAGAACGAGCAAGTGCTGGAAGTGGTTGCATAGCCTGCATAATCTGTACTAGACCTTGTGTTACAAGTGTATAGATTTCAGTCATTCGCTGTTTATTAATTTCTTCAGAAGGCAATAACATTGATGTTCCGTCAAGTACTACTTCAATTTTATCAGAAAGGTGTCCTCTGTCAGCAAGTTCTTTGAATAGGTGGGGTGCTGGGATTGTGTAATCGTCACCAAGTTCCTCGATTAAGTCGTTCTGTGGGTTTCCGTCATCCGAACCCTTGATGTTGAAGTTAAGCGAAACTCGCTTTGATACACCATAGACGTACTTGTCAACCTTTGATTCTGGCATTACTTCAGATTCAAGAGCCTCTTTGTCCATTTTCTTATACTTAATATCTTGGAAAGAAAGGTAGTATGTGGGATTGTTCTTTAAGAATTGCTGTACTTCAGCTTCTGATGTGAACTCCATTATTTTTTCTACTGTGTATGTTTGTTTAATCCATGCAAGTGTCATGTATGCGTCCATCTCAAGAGCAGATACAACATTGTTTCGTGGAATTACAAGTCGGTTAAGAGCAGCTTCTTTTAGAATTACTGTAGCCCCAAGAGTACCTTCACCTCCTTGTCCTGCAAGAATGTCATTAATACCAGTGTTTTCAGAAATGATTTGTTTCTGTTTATCAGCAAAAATAAGAGACTGCTGAACGTTTCCGCTTGTTTTAATAATATCAATCGCTGTTCCTGCTGTCTTTGGGTTAATAACATTAGGTCCACGCTTGTATGTCATTTCTCCTACTCCAGTGTTTGTACCAAAAAGTAGAGGTGAAATTTCAGCTTCAACTTGTTCTGCAGAAAGTCGTTCAATATAGTCGTAAAGTTCTGTATTTCCTCGGATTATTTCTACAATTCCTACTCCATAAGGGTCATTAGGTTCTTTAATAAAACAATTTGCCCATACTACGTGTCCAAATCCTTCATCAGAAGGCATTTCACCTTCGTAAATTGGAAAGTTTCCACACGCAACACAGTATTTGTTAGAGAGTGGGTCTTCATAATATCGAATTGTAACGAAATCCATAGAAACTGATTCGTCAATTTGTGATTCTTGCACAGAAGATGCGTATTCTAGTTGAAAATACTTTGAATCTGGATATTTTTCAACAAATCGTTTTGCTTCTTGGTCAATTTCGTAAAGAACTTCTCCGTATGACCATCGGTCGTAGATATTGATTGAGTTACCAAGCCATGTTCGTCGCATATCTAGTGCCTGTCGGTAGATATCTTCGAAAAGAATTCGTTCCTGACCTTTGTGGTTCTGTATGATTTTTCGTGGGAAGACACGGTAAGCACCCACTCCAGTCGTTAAAACGTTCTGGTAGAGGTTCTGGATGGTATTAAGACCATTTCCTAGAGGGTTTGTCCATGTTCGTTTCCACAATTCATATTGTGTTCGTGCATAAATTTTATCAGATGCGTAAAAGTCTCCGTCTGGGACATTTCCTGCAAGTACTGAAACTGCAGTCATAATCTTTGAGAATGCAACTGGTTCCTTTGCAAGTGGAATTCGAAGTGTGTTATCGTTTGAATTGTTTCGGGCAAGAACTGGGACTTGTGTGTACGAACCATTTTCATAAACGAATGAATAAGCGATGTTTGTCGCTTGGGATTTCATCGCTGTCTGATATGTTTCTGTGTTTACTAGATTTTGAGAACAGTATTCAAGAATTGAGTCATACTTACGTCGGTATCTAGTTTGTTTAAAAATACGCTTTTTGTTGGCAAGATAGGTCATTAGTTTTGTACCTTGTTCATGTTTTTCTTTAAGACGTGCTGGAAGTTCTGTCTTGTCAGACATTTCACCTAGCATTTCTTTAGCGTTCGATTCAAGAACGTCAATTTCTGATTTTTTGGATTTTGCCATAAGAGATTAGTTTGTTATGTATATATTGTCCCATATTTAAATGTTATTGTCAACCTCTACGTCCAAATATAATATCCATCTTTGAAGAAACTCCTTGTGGAAGTTCCATTGGTCTGAATTTTTCAACGAACCATAGTTTTCTTACTTGATATGCAATAGCTGTTGCAATGATGAGGTCGTCATGTTTTCCAAACATAGCTTGGGGTTTTCCTACAGAGTTTCGTACAAATGACATCATTTCTTGCAAAAGTGGCTTAACTCGGAACGTGTGGTCATTGTAAACAGAGCGAAGTTCAGTGAGCATTGAATCTCGTGTAGATTTGTCAGTTTTCCAACCCATCATTTTTGTTACTTGTTTGGTAACGTCATCAATTTTCTGACGACAGTACAAGTTTGGATAACCAGCACGTTCAAGTTCATTGTTTACCCACAAACCATCTTTGTTAACTTCCACGGCAAGTAATGCTTTGTTATAATAGTTTCCAACAGCAATACAAACTTCGTAGAATTCATCAGGAGGTGTCTGACCTTGATACATTGCACATATTTCACGTGTCTCAACATCAATAACACAAAGTGTAGATGCGTCACCATCAGAAAGACCTTCTGCAGTATCTCCTCCGATTACATAAGCATGTCCTGCTTGTGGTTCTTTATAAATCATCAATGGTCCGTCGTAAACTTCTTGTAAGCGTGTTGCATTTACTTCGTAGTATTTTGGTTCTGATGCTTCTGCAATTTCTTTAACAACCTTTCGGATATCAAAGTATGGCTTACCAGTTGATACAAAAGCTTCTTCAATTGTGGTTGGATATTCTTGGTTTAACTTATCAAGGTTCTTTTTAAACCCAAGCCAACGCTTGTAGTAGTACGTCATCTCCTTGTCGGTCAGTCCGTGCGTCTTCTGGTACTCCTCCCAGTTGATGTTTCCACGTTCCATTGCTTCTATTGGGATTATTTCGGTAACACCATCCATCTCCATGTCGTCCCACGTCCAATTGTAGAAATGGGGGTAGAACTGAACGTTATAAAGTGCTTCACTTTTCTTTGAAAGCGTACCTAGTGCTGTCTGGAATTCGTCGTAGAACTCTCCTGTAGCACCTTCTGCTGTGGATTCAATAAAAACATAACCATCGAAAGGAACAGCAGGCAGAGTACCTGACATCACTTCTGTAGCACGTTGTGGAAACTGTTTTGATAGCTTTGCGAACTCCGAGATATGGATGTACTGGTAGGTTCCAGAACGCCCAGACAGGGCGACTCCGAAGTTCGAGAACGAGTCCGCACCGTGCATAATCTGCAGCTTGGTCTTGGAGTTCTGCTTGTACTTGAACATCGCACCGATTGATTCCGGAAGGTTCACCAAAGCAAACTTCACCTTCTTGTCGAAGATGTCGGTCATACCCTCCTTGATGTGGGCGATGGCAAGTGCCTCCTTGTTGGCGTTAAACAAAATTTCATCAAGAATCCATAGGGTAATCAACGTCGAAAACCCAAGCTGTCGTGACTTGAGGATGATGTTTCTGTGACGCATGTTGTCCAGAAAGTGCTTCTGTGCCCTGCTTAGCTTAAATACCTGTTTTCCCTTCGACTTGGTATTGATGATGTATAGGTTTTCCAAACGCCATCGTTTGTCCTTGAGAAGCTCTGGCATCGCCTTGAGGTTCGTGATAACGGTGTCCCAGTGCTGTTTGAGTTGGGTAGGTGTCATAATGAATTAATGACTAGGTGTCATGTATCTCTATTATACAACACTTATCTCCAAATGTCTAGTTGTGCCACGTGTAACGTCGTGGTATAATGGTACTGTAAGAAAATCGTGGGGGGTCATTCTCCGAGTGCGATTCAAAAGAAGTTCGGAGCAGTCACTTATTGCGACGGTGAATGGAGAAAATCTCTACTCGTGCATGGACTTGCCAAATACACCAGGTCATTGCGTAATATTCAAGTTCACTTGACTTATTACCCCCAATAATATATAATGGGGGGGTATATGAATCTACAAAGCTATGAGAGAAAAACGTGTTGCGTCGAAGGATGTGCTAAACTGTGCAGAAACAAGGGTTTCTATAAGGGCAGGACAAGATATGACAGAATGTGCGAGTTCCACCACCGTGGTTCGGACAGGGCATATTATTCAAAGAAACAAAGGATACCTAACACGAAATGCTCACATTGCGGATGGGACAAGGCATACTGCGACAGGCATAGGAAAATACCAGAACTAGGCTACACCACTCAAAACGTAGCCGTCCTATGCCCCAACTGTCACAGGCTCGCCGAACTTGGAATTATAAAAGTTGACTAACCTAAGATAAGTTCTTGGGGGTGGGGGGCAGTACCTTTTGCTCAAATAAAAAGAGAAAAGATGTAAGTGACCAGCAAAATTAAGGTAAACAAAAAACACCCGTCATGGGTGTTTTTGCGTGCCATAGGAGGGAACTACGGCACTAAAGAACGTTCTTCCTGTATACTATAACATAAATTACTGACCTGTGTCAAGTTATCCTACGGAACACCATACTCCAGTGTTTCCAATCTGACAGTTGTGTACTCCTAGCAGATTCGTAAGGTTTACACCACAGTGAGGACAATACCTGTTTGACTGCTGGAACGGATTGACCTGATATGAGGGCAGATACGGCGTATACGGTGTTGTAGACACGCTATTCTGTTCTTTCAGGAGCCGTACAATCTCTTCAAGGCTCTCTAGTACTCGCTCTTCGTGTGAGGATTTTTTTTCCATAAATTTTTTTATATTTTTTTAGTAAGTTGGTTAATAGGGAAGAAGGGGAGTGGGAACCCATTTTTCGTTTTCAGGGGGTGGGGGGTCGAAAGGGGTCGCACAATACAACAAACTTGACAAAAAGTCAAATAAATTGTAACACATTTGACATGATGTCAAGTATGTGTCATTGCAATGCTTATGTGTATATGTCAAGTACGTGTGATGTATCGCACTAGCACACACAATGCAAGCGTTGTCAATGTCGCACAATACATGTTATACGACATTGACATATTGCTATAGCTGTGCTGTAGTGCTGTCCTGTGGTGGTGTAATGTCTATAACCGTTGCAAATACACGCTTTAAATCGTTATCTTCCTTAACTTCCTTGGCTTGTTTTGGTACGAACTTATCCCAAGCGTTAGCTATTGTGGTTAGTGAACTCATAAGCTGGTCAAGCGGTACTTGTTTTAGGTCTCTTTGTTGCATTTCGTGCATCAATTGCATTGCTACGTTGCCTGATTGACTTGCTAATGTTGCCATTGCGTGATGAAAGCCTTTTGACTGTTCAATCACTTGTGGTATGCGTGCTACCTTTTCGCTATATCCTGCGTCTAGCATAGCTTGTTTCTTTGTTGTATCTGTATTCATAATGTTAAAAGCGTACTTCCTTTGTTTTAGTGTATCCTTTGTCTTTCTCATAAAGTGTTATACATACATAACTTTAATATGTATTTAGTATACCATAAAGACACTATAAGTCAAGTATAATCCATGCAACAAAATACACACCTCGTCAATCACTCGTCAGTGATGAGGTGTGTATAGTGTTTGATACCTTGCGTATCATTGGTTATCTGTAATGCGTGGTTAGCTTTACTAGGTGTTGTATGGGTATGCAAGATAGTGTGTGTGCGTGCTGTACGCATCGCATAAGCTCCCCGTGAATGGTTAGTATGTGTATCATGTTATGTTTTGGTTAAGCGGTCGGAATCTCTAATAGTTTAACAAGTTCGTCTAGGTTCGGCTTGTGCGAATGGCAAATCTTTTGCATGTCCCTTAGCGGTAACTTGACATCAGACATCGTATACGTTCTGATATATCCAAATTTGCTTTCCTTGTTCCTGTATATCCTCTCAATTGCATTTAGTGCGTTCTCTACGCTCCCGAACTGGTCGGCGTATATGCCACTGAAAGGCAACAATTCCAAGTCATTTGACACAACTAGCACCCTATAATATCTATAGCTCCAGTTTGCATATGTCCGCTTGTTCCACCCTAATGCCTCTATCAAAATCAGTGTGTCTTTGTTCATAGTAAGTATATCAAAATAAGTGTTAATTGTCAAGCGTTTCGTCGCTTGTTTCCCTTGCCAATCGTGCAAGTTCGTTTTCCAATGCATGGCCTATGTTAGGGTTTATAGCATCTTCTAATAAGCTTATTGCATGGTTAATCTGCTGTATAAGTGCGTTTTCCTTGCATCTGCACCGCTCCCAACCTGCACAGAAACACGGCTTGATAGGCTTGTCAAATACTGCAACTGCTTCCCTCATGCTTGACAATAGCATGTCTTTAGTATAGGGTTTCATAGTGTTAAGAGGCTAGCAACCAATAACACGAATATAATAAACCCGAGCAGTACCGCTTCACGATAGAACGTGTGGCGTTTTTGTCTTTTCTCCTTGCTGTATCTCTGCAAGTCCCATTTCTCCCTGTAGTCCTCAAATGTGTTTAGCTTTTTCATATGTTTTCCATGTCTCCGTTAGCTCTGAATGTCCAATCGTTCGCACTACAAGCATCTATGAAGCTTTCCTCGCTGTCCTCCCACTCAATAAATCCATATCCGTTTTTTTCAAGCTCCTTACAGATACGCTGATAAATCTTTTCAAAATCCTTTACACATTTGTCGTCTTCGTCCATATGAAAACCTAGGTTACTTGTTTCTTGCAACTCTATAGCCGTACTGTTTGAATGGTAGTATCTGCCGATATGGTGAATATATATTGTGTACTTCTTCCAAATGAACTCCCCAGTAAAGCATACTCCGTCACCCTGTGAATATCCCAGCGAGTAAAGTACTTGCGTTGGTGTCGTCCCCGGCTTGCTTGTGTCGTTGGTGTCCTTGATATTGTTTGTCTCTAATAATTCGTGCAATCGTTCGTTTAGGCAGTCTTGTAGGAAAAAATAATCATTGCCCTCTCTCCAGTGGCTCAGTGCCCTCTCCTTTGCCTTCGGCTCAAGCTCATCATATGTATAAAGCTCTATGGTCTTTGTTTTCATACTTAGTTATACTTATCTACTAAATACTTGTCTTCTAGATGGCTCACGTTCTCTACCCAGATTCTGCCATCCCCTGCCACTGGCTCGACTTCCCATCGAATTTTCCCCCAAGCCTCCTTGTAGTCCGTAATCTTGACAATGACATCAAGCCCTCCGAGATAGATACTTGCAAATGTTCCTACGTACTCATAGTACTTTTTCATATAATAATTATTTGTGCAAGTGGTTAGCTCTTGCATACGAAAAGTATACCACCTTTTGCCGTCAATAGCACAACACAAAACAAAATCTAACTGTGGATAAGTCAAGGCATGTGGTATGATATGTGTCAATCTTTTTACATAATATAACTGTGAATTGTCATACTGTCAAGATATATATGGACTGAATGTAAAATATGTTACATAATGTTTTAGGCTCTGTTACATAATAGAAACATGTTACTGTGCATTGTCAATGACTATACAATACAATACTATATAGATAGTGTCAATAGTATAATATAATACAACACTATTTATCTTATGTCAAATATTGACTATCTGCATATTCTGTTGTGTAATATATTTCCGATAACGTCAAGTACTTTTGAGATTACACTCCATTATAGGACTTACTCGCGCGAACCAACTCTCGCATGGCACGCATGACACTGCACGGCTTGGTGAAACTTTCTAAAACCAAAAAGACCCCGTGTAGAGTCTCTTTGGGATATGCCATTAGAATGGTATGTCCTCTGGGTTAATGTCCCCATCGTTGTTGTATGCTTCCAATGGTGGCTGTTCCTGTGAGTGCCATAGGTCCTCGTTGGTCATAGCTGTAGTAGACATTGGATTTTGTATAGGTGGCAACTGTCCTCCATTGAGTGCTCGTGCCTCTGCTGGATGCACTACTGGTGCGTCAGCGTCAAACATGGTAGTGGTGTCGTGCCGGTCAATCCAAGCCTTGATAGCCTGAACATCAGCGTACAATGACATAATCTGCTTGTCATGCCGTTCAACGGTAGGGATAAGCTCGTTTGTCTTCTTCATTACCTCCGTCACGTCAGGCTTCTTTGCGTATGCGATGGCGAAGTTGTTGTAGACCGTTCCGTTGACCTCCTTGCTCCAGGTCTTGATGTCAACCTGCTTGCCCTCCGCAATGTACTTGTTAACGTCCTCCTGTGTGAAGTTTCCGCTGTACCAGTTGTTAGGGTCGAAGTCGAACTTGACACCGATGTTGACACCTGGAACGTCCCTAGCCACTCGGTTTATAAATGACTTGACCATTACTGGCTTTCCTGGACCGAAGTCTGTTCGTGTCTTTCCGATAGCCGTCACGATAGCTGTTCTTGTTATGTATTCAATAGGCATATATTATTTGGTGATGGCTTTGACAGCCCACATTACTGATTCTTCTAATTTGGTCTTAGCCAATGCAATCTCACGACCTCCTACTTCTACAGTTCCTCCATTTTCATTTGGAAGCTCGTATATATTATACAGAAGTTCGGCTGTGCTCTTGAGATTATTTATAAGACCCTTTTCCTCAACCGTCAATTCACGGTACGTTGTGCGAAAAGGATTCATTATTTTACCATCTTGTTAAATTGGTTCTTGAGTTCTTCCTTCGTCTTGAATATCACCTTCTCAACATCATTTGTATACACACGTTCGAAGAACTCTGGTGATTTTTCAATTAGATAGGCTGAAATGTATTCAGTCTGGCCTTCTTGCTTGTTCCAAACATCCTCGACAGGCTGATATCCACCCTCTTTGTTTCCAAGACTTGGGTTATGTTCTAGGATTGCTCCTATTTCCCACATGAAGTTGTCCTTTATTACTCGATAGTACTTTTTTGACATACATTATGCTGGTTGCCCAGGATTAACCGACTTGTTTTCTTCTGGCTTCTCAAGTTTCTTGATTCGTTGATTTAGGTTGTTTGCAAGACCCCATCCCATATCTTCCTTTGTCTCATGCTTTCCATAACCACTATAATCAACAGACCATACTATTCCTAGTTCTGATTCAATACTCTCAATTCGCTTCAATAGTTGTTTGTTGTTAAACATAAAATTAAAATTGTACTCCCTTCTTAATAGCCTTAGTAATTGTATCGAGTGTCGCACGGTTTCGATAAATCGTGACGATGCCCTGATACGTGTCAACCATCTGCTCAAGTGCACTTGAAGTGCAATGCTGCAACGAATCGTCCTTCTTTAGGTTGATTACGATAGCACCATCGAAATAATCCCTATTATTCTCGTTTCCGACAACCGATATTGTTCCATCGGTAGCCACTATCGTTTCAAGTTTTCCAGTATATTTTTTTATCCATCCAAGTTCCTTTAGGCATTTGTAGTACGCACCCATCTGAATGAAGTGCGAGTCATAGATTCCTGATGATGTCTTGATATCTGCGATGTACACCTTTCCGTCCTTCTCAAGGATGAGGTCGAAGATGCCTCCAATCCACCATTCCTTTGACCACACAGATTTCTCAACGGCAAGTACCTTGAATCCGTTGTTTTGGATGAACTGAACGAAGTTCATTACCGACATGTAGATGTCATCGCTTGGTTCAGGAAGTTTGCCAGTGGAGCACCAGATTTCACATGCGTTATGGACGCGGGTACCCCAGTCCCCAGCATCCGTCTTCTTCTTGTTGTGCTCCTTCTTTGCATTGTCCAGGTCTGGCTCCGTGACTTCCCAGAATGGGTATCCGTTGTCATTCCTCAACAGACAGTTGTTCTTAATCCATTCAACCGTAATCTTCACAGCCCATGGAAGAAGTGCTGGCTTTGCAAGTGTTTTGTCAATGAGTGTCGTAACTCCTGTCAGTGCCTTTCCATTCAGCGTGTGCAGGTGCTCAACCTCGTCGAACATGTAGATGTCATCGCCGTTTCGAATTTCTTTGCTTCTGTCCATATTAGATGATGACCTTATTAATTACGACCTGCGGAATGAACCAGTTTCCTTTCTTGAAGTCATACGCAAGGTAGTCTCTGTTAGTATTAACATTCAAGTCCAACTCTTCCTTGCTACGACATGCAACTATCGTCTCCTCTCCTCTGTTACCAAGTTCAACCAATAGGAATTCCGCATTGCGGTACTTGTTGATTTCCTCAAGTGCAAGCTCGTCGAACATTGATTCCCACGGCTCTTCCTCTTCGTTGTCCTTTAGGAATTCAAACTCTTTGAAGGTGTGAGTACATGGCTTGTCTCGTGTTTCAAGCTTCGTTACCTCTGGGTCGTAGAACTCGGTCTCCCCGATGAACTGCACCCCGTAGTGATAGTGCTTGAAGTAGTCGTCAACCCACAGTGCATCCGTCCACTTCTTCGTCTTCGGATGTTTTGTCTGCATAATGAATGTACTCATATTAGTTTAGTTGTGAGAGTTTATCGTTGTACTCCAATTGAGTTATCTCTTTATAAGACATCGCAGATAAACTTTTCTGCGTTTCTCCAGATATAAGTCCGTCAATCTCACTAATTAATTTCTTGTTCTTATCAATCTTATCTACATATTCTTCATTTTCTCTTATTTTTTGTGAACGTGCTTTTGATAGTTCAGGGTTTAATTCTTCTGGTGATGATGGAAATATAATATAATCTTTCTCACCCTTAATAACTTTATGAGCAACATCAAGACTTGAATATTTATAACAATATTCGGTTGCTTCAATGACTGTTTTTTCACCGTCATTATGAACACTCTTTACAATACCATAATACGTTCTGTCATCATAGCTTTCATCAAAACGCTTATATACATCTCCAGGACTTATTGATGTTATCCTTATTACATTTGCACTTGTTTGAATAGCTTGTTTTGTATTCATATTACCAGTCATCTTCATTATCTTCACCCTCTTCGACATCAGCTTTGATTTGCTTGATAGGATTGTACTCAATTGTCTTAACAGCTTCCGACATTAGATGAACTTTTACTTCGATTACGATATCATCTTCACCAGCCTCACCAAGTGCTGATTCAATATCTTTAAAAAGTTCAACATCAATTGCATTGATATCAATCTCTTTAATCAAGTCCTTGTTTACAACAAAGAAAAGATTTGTGCCTTTTTTAATAATCATACGTTTGTTAAACGTTACCTTTGTTAATTAATATATTTGGTAACATCTACAGTATACACAAAATCCACTTTATTTCAAGTGGAATCTGTGGATAATTTTATTTAGCCAACATTGTCTCGTATTTGTCAATAAGCATCCTGTAGTGGTCGTCTGCCTTTACAATCTTCTGCTTGTCAAGGAATAGCTGGTCAACATACTCTTGACCTTCTCGCTCAACCATGTTGTGATAGAATGCGGCTCCGTTGCCTCCGAGGTTTATGTTGCAATGATAGCACTGCGGTCGAAGGTTACGCAAGTCGTATTTGAGATAAGCACCAGACGCAGCCTTTGGTATGAAATGTCCAGTGTGCCTGTTGCTCTTCATAAGTCTCTGCTTTCCGCATGTGTAGCATGTCGAACCGTACTTTTTCTTTATAATTTTTCTGCAAAGCTCCCAAAGTTTTCTTTGAAGCGTTGCAGATGATGTCTTTGACTTTTTCTTTAGAGGTGTTCTTTTCATAATTGAGCCTACTCGAAGTCTCGAACTCCGCACCTGAACTTTACAAAAGTCCTGCTCTACCTGATGAGCTAAGTAGGCTGGTGAGCGGTTTTTTGTGCAGTGACCCACCCATGAACGGGTCGTTGTACCGTCCTATATCACATACGAATATACCCATAAAACTGCATACTCCACTTGAAGTACCTGAATTTTTCGTATCAGTAACGTGTGGTAATGCAACCACAATGTAGTCCATCCTGGTGCTGCCCCAGGTACTTCAAAGGTATAAGCTTTGCACTCTACTGATGAGTTAATGGACTATATGAAAGATGCCATTAAGACATCAATAGCTACGCCTACGCTGGGTAGGGCAGTGTGCATCTGGGAGGACTCGAACCTCCACGTCCTAAGACATTAGTTTCTAAGACTAACGCGGCTACCATTACGCCACAAATGCATTGTCCGTATCGTGGACTAGACGTCAGGCTAACGATTTCCCGTTCCTGACCTGTGCTCGGTCGTAGTAATGCTCTACGGTCTTCGGGGTTTCAATCCGATGCTCTACTATTGAGCTAACCGAGCGATGGGGGATATATTGGAATCGGACCAATTCTGCTTCCTTCACAGGGAAGAGTGCAACCACTACACCAATATCCCCATGGCGGGCCTTGATGGAATCGAACCACCGCTAATCGTTTTGGAGACGATTGTTCTGCCACTAAACTAAGGACCCAACACGAACGCAAGGGAAAAATTAATTAGAAAAGCCCCTACGCTCGCCTAATGATAATATATACCTCTGGTACCAGGGGTTTCCCAGCCGTCGCTGGGATGTGGAGGTTTAGGGAATCGAACCCTACACAAATTCCTTGCAAAGGAACTTCGCCAGCCTTGGACATGAACCCCCATAGCCAAACCCGAAGGCTCCGCTACAATTATTATGGCTCGACCCTTTCGAGTCAAGGTGGATGTGTTGGGATTCAAACCCTCGTATGCTACCTTTCTGTCTGACAGAAGAGGTGCTTGACCGTTTTGCACCCAATACAACGTATCGTGTTGTTGACGCTACCCTTACTGGATAGAGTGTCAGGGGTCTAGGAGTTGAACCTAGCTTACTCGCTTCCAAAGCGAGAGTAATACCGATATACGAACCCCTGTGGGATTGTTTTGTAGACTCGCACGAAAACCTATTAGCTTTCGCCGCTTTCCTTTTGTCAATCTTCTAACGAACTTGTACTTTGTCCGTCCTTGTTGCGGGAATCGGATTCGAACCGATACCTTTTGGTTATGAGCCAAGTGAGCTACCACTACTCTACCCCGCTATATTATATTATAACATATACTTGACATCATGTAAAGAATGTTATATACTATTAGTGCAAGACCTTGCGTTGGAGATATCCAACACTCACTTATTTGCACGCTGCCCATTCCGGTAGACTAAAGCGTTTATTGTCGTATCGTATAAGAACGACCATTTCTAGAAAAGAAGAGACCTTCATGGGGTCTCTTTTAACATATCACAAATGTTTTTAAAATGCAACATGTTTTTCAAAATAACTGTGTATAGTTGTTTTGTCAACTATGTATTCATGTACAGAGACTTTACAGATTTTCTAAACTGTATTCCACGATGTTCAAAGTTCTCATACTTATCAAAAGATGGACAACCAGGACTAAGGAGAACAGTGTCACCCTTCTCTGATAGTCTAGCAGCTGCAAGTACTGCATGGTCCATATCAGATGCGTTAATAATACACATAATTTTTTTCCCGAAGGTATTATGTAATTTAGTATTATCGCTTCCGATACAGATTAATGCCTTAATGTTCTTGACATAATTAAGAAGAAGATTGTAGTCAGTATTTTTAGTAGCACCTCCAGCAATCCATATTATTGGACTGTTGTAGGATGTTATCGCATTCCAGGTGGAGTTTATGTTAGTTGACCTTGAGTCATTTACATAGTTTACTCCTTGGAATTTTTTTACTAACTCCATCTCGTGTTCTCTAGATTTAAATAATTCAAACCTTGAGTTGTGTATTGGTTTCTGAAACCATGATTTCATTTGTTTATGTACCATTGTATTTAGTTTTAATAATCATATCACAAAACACCCCAAAAAGCAATGGGGTGGTGTTGATAACTTTATTTAACATTACATCCTTTAAACCATGCACCACATGTCTGACATTGCAGGCGTTCATATTTAGACTTTGTGTTCATTCCATAACCCCTGTGAGTTACGTGGGATGAAGTACAATTAGGACAGTTATGTGGCTTATTATCAAGTACACTAAGGTTGGGGTGGTTCTTCATCCATGGCCGCAGTGCGAGGTAGACCTTCTCAAGGAGAATCACGTCCTGCTTATTGTAATCGCACATGAGTTTCCAAGATTTCTTATCTCCAGACATACATCCAAGCCATAGTTCAAATCCTCCTGTATCTAATTTTTCACCTACTCCTAGATATTTACCTAAGTTATCTAGTTTATTGCTGTCAAACTTGAAACAACTTTTTGCCACTTTTTTTGTGTCAATGGATTTGAATGGGGACGGCGGACATAAAGCATGTTTGATAAATCTAATATTGGCTTTCTTAATATCAAACGCGTCCCCATTATGCGCGATAACAACATCTGCTTCGTCAAATAATCTCCATAATTCTGATACGAGTTCTTTGTCATTTTTCTTATCTTTCTTATACGTCTTGTAATCTGGTAATGCTCTTACATGTGTTTTCTTTTCTCCTAACCATTTATATGAAAATGTTAGCATATACCATTCTTCCTTGGTATCAATCACGTTCTGTTCCCAGAGACCCCATGTATAGCCGACGATTGGTGCTATCTCAATATCGAATAATAGTACTTTCTTATCGCTTGTCATTTGTTTTTTCCCAGAGGAATTTTTCATAGTTAGTGTTAATGCTCATCAGTTCTGTATGAATCAGTGCCAGTGCCCGTATCAAATCGTATGGCTCACCGAGCAGTTCGTATTTGTTTATGTGCTTCCGTATCTGACTCTTAATCGGCGTTTCTTTCGACATCATTTTGATACCATACCATAATTATCAAGAAAAAACAATAGCCACCCTGTGGATAACTTTATTTGACTAAAGCAATACGTGTGTTGCAGTTTCAGATATCCACAGTTGCGTCTAGACAAAAGACGAAAAATAAGTATACTGACTTATGTCGCTAACATTAACCAATCAAACACTCATGGATAAATATATCGTAATCGCATTCGTTGCAATCATCGCTGGCTTAATCGCATGGCAGGTAACTGCAATAAACAACTACAGCAAGTCATGTCAGATGTCGGGAGGAACCGTAGTATACACATACGGAGCCATTAACTGCTGGAAGGGAGCTGGGTACATCAGTGTAAAATAGTATGAACGAACTGAAACCGAACTTCACTCAGATTCCAAACGTGGTACTTGACGTACTCATGTCCAAGTTGACTGATGCTGAATTTCGTTGTCTAATCTACATCTGCAGAAGGACCTACGGCTTTCACAGACAGAGCGACAGCATAAGCTACTCTCAGTTCCAGGACGGACTTGAGGGGCTTGACGGAGGGTGCGGTCTGAAGACTGCGGCCATCGCAAGGGGTCTCGCTGGTTTGGTCGATAAGGGTCTGGTGGAGAAGTACATAGACACGAAGGGTGTCAACCATTTCAGTATTATCTTAATGGAAGAGGTCTATCGTAAAGAGAGTGATACCACTATCGTAAAGGAAGAGCCACCTCTATCTTTACGATATATACAAAAGAAAGAGAAAGAAAGGAAAGAAAGTAAGCACTCAATTGAGTATCTTATTAACATTCCAACAGCAGACATTATTGAATTTATTGATAAGTACAACGTTACCAAAGAGGAGGCGGTGGTCGAGGCTGAGAAGGCATATAACTGGATTAAGGCTACTGGTAAGAAATATACTGACTTTCAGGCTATGCTACGGAACTGGCTTATGAAGACATACGGAAAACGAAAGATTATTAAAGTTAATGACGCATCACAATTATGAAAGAAGATTTTAAATCTCTTATAGATAAATCAGTTCAATTTCTTGAAAAATCCAAAGAAACACCTTTTTATAAAGGAGAAGAAATATCAGTTAATTCATTTAACCAAGGAATATCATTAGCAATTTCAGTAATACGAGATATGAAAAATAATTTATGAAACCATCAGAACGCATTAAACAAATCATGACAGAAATGTCAATAGAGTCAGGTAAACACTTTACTGAGCACAAAATAGGGGCAATATGGGAATATCTCGATGAAGAATGGGAGAAGAAACAAGATAACAAATCTGGTCAAGTAATGGATTAAATATATGAATGACCAAAACTGCCTTTTTGAAGAGTATGAAGAAATCAAACGATTATTACGAATAGGTAATCTAATGGTAGGAAAGTATCAGAAGAAAGAAGAAGTAACACCATCTTCTTTTGAGTTATACGGAATGATGTTAAAAGATATAGAGGATGGAAAGGCTGACTACTTAAAATCAAAAAAGGGATGGGGAATCGGAAGCCTAAGAAAAACATTTGATGAAGCTACCACACCATCGCAACCGAATAGGGAGATTCCCAAAAGAGTACAGCTCAATAAAATTATTCTGGAAAAATCTGGAATCGAGGGACTTAAACTGCTCAACGAATATGAGAAAGAACTGGTCGAATCCCAGGTCGCACAGGCACTCGCGGAACAGAGGGAGGGTATTGTGAACGCAATCAAACATTCACAAGACAAGTTTGTTAGTCATCATAAAAAAACAGGTGAAGAAGAATACTCTGGTGGCGGGACGTGTCGTACTTGTAACAAAAGAAGGGATTCGCTAGAAGTGGGTGAAGTTCTATCAATTATCGCCACCATAACCAATGAAACACTATGAACACGTTCCAATCAAAAACACAAAAAGAGATATTTGATAATTCAAACCACGGTTCATTGCGCGAATTAATGGAAACGAAAACAACTATTTAAATATCCTGACCTTGAACCCAAGCTATCTTATAAAAACAAAACTTATCGTACCAGAAAAAAACAACTCATCTGGTTACTCAGTAAATTTATCAGAAAAAGACCCCGCACCCTTCGG